TTTGGACAAGCTCTAGCGAGAACAACTGGTCAGATCTTAAATCCAAACTTAGAGTTACTATTTACAGGCCCTGGTTTAAGATCTTTCAGTTTTTCATATCAACTAACACCGAGAGATGTTAATGAGGCTGCTCAAATTAAGCAGATTCTTAGAATTTTGAAAAAGAGTATGTCACCTAAGAGATCTCCTAGTAGTTCTGCTTTTCTCTGTTCTCCTGATGTATTTCATCTTAATTTTAGAAAGGGATCACAAGAGCATCCATACTTGAATAGATTTAAACCAATGGCAATGACAAATTGCAGTGTAAATTATACTGGAACTGGAACATATGCCACTTATGATGATGGATCACCAGTTGTATATACTTTAGCAATGACATTTCAGGAACTATCACCAGTTTACGATCAAGATTATGAAACAGATCAAGGACTAATCGGAGCTGGATTCTAATGGCATATTTTGTTGAATTACCAGAAGTAAGTTATCCTTCCCCACTATCAGAAAGAACTTCTGATAGACAATACATAACGATTAAAAATCTTTTTAGAAGAGTTAAGTTAAGAGATGATCTAACCTCAGTATTAGCAGCGTTTGATGATTATGAAATTAGTGATGGGGAACGACCTGATATTGTTGCCGAAGAGTTTTATGGGAATGCAGAATTAGATTGGTTGGTTCTAGTTTCAAATAATATTACCAACGTTCATAATGAGTGGCCTTTATCTGATCAACAATTATATAATTTCGTTGTTGACAAATATGGTATAGAGAATATTAATCAATTTGCTTTTTATGAAACAACTGAAGTAAGAGACGATCAGGGTCGATTGATTTATCCTGAGGGAATCAGAGTTGATTCTGATTTTACTATCGATGATCCAGTTGCAGTTGATTCAACATTAAATCCTGTACGAGGAGTTACATTCTATGAAGAAGAAGTTCGCTTGAATAATGATAAGAGATCTATTAAATTACTGAGAGGGTCTTTTGTCACTCAAGCCATCCTAGATTTAAGGGAGGAACTATCTTACGACAGATCCTCCCAGAGAATAAACAGAAAAACACTTAAGGCTGATAATATCAGACTAAAGTAATCATCCGTCTGCTAGTTTTTGGAAGTAACTCAGAGTATCATCTTCATCGTTAGATGAACTGGATAGAGTGATATCTGGATCATTGAAACTACGATCTGCAGACTGATCTTCAAAAGAAGTGCCACGGTTCTCAGCACGGAACTGCTGTTCTTCTTCTACAGTTTCTTGATCTTGGAACTTAGGAGTGCCTTTAATACCAAGAACATAATCTAGACGAGTCCTGAGTTCATCATAGGACTTGAATTGATCAGGAGCAACAATAGCAGTCAATGAATACTCTTGCTTCCAGAGTGCTTCCATAGCATCATCATCATCTAGAAGAGGATCTTGACGTGCAAACTCTGAAGAGTCGTAGTTCCAATAACCAGCAACCTTCTTGATCTTCAGTTTGAAGTTGGCACCTTGCCAGAAGTCGAAGGGATTGATGGGCTCTTCATCTTCAAACTCAGGTTGCATGGCAGCAGTGATCTTATCAAAGATCTTCTTACCAAACTTGAATAGGAAGACTTTACCTTCGTTATCAGGATTAACTGGATCCTTGACAACATAGATGTTGCTATAATATGACAGTTTACGCTTTTGCTTACGAGCAATATCTTTGTCAGATTCTAGACCACTATTCCAGAGTTGAGAGTTATGCTCAGATACTGGGTCCTTTTGTCCGAGAGTGGTGAGAGAGTTCTCAATGAACCAACCACCAGGGCCTTGGAATGCGTGAGAATACAGTTTTGCCCATGGCAGATCTTCGCCATCGGGAGCAGGAAGGAAACGGATAACTGCATAACCGTTGCCTGTTTTGTCTAGTTGTGGTTTCCAGAGACGGTCGTCTCCTGAGGAACCAGTCTTGTTCATCTTCTCAATCTCTTTTGTGAGTTTGGAAGTCAATGAACCAAGAGAAGATTTTTTCTTTAGATCGGAAAAGGACATTGGATTTGGCTTGTGTACGTTTGGATTATAGGATGGGTTGAGTTAGGTGT